AAAAGGCTGGCGGGCATGGAGATACACAGCCCGTCCACCTCGGCAGACTCCGGTTCTACAGCTGCAGTTTCTTCGGCCTCTTTTGATTCAGCCATGAAGCCCAGAGCGGCAAGCTGCTCGATAAGGTTTTCGACATCTTCGCTATCGGCTCTGTCATCAAAGGAAACGGAGCCGTTGCGGTCGATGGTGAAATAGTCGACCTGGTACGCAAAACTTGGTGCGCCCAGATACTTGGCAGCAACATCGGTGATCTCGCTGATGGCTTTCACCAGCCGCTTTCGGTCAGCGCCGGTCAGGTTGTATTTCAGTTCCATGTTCCATCCCTCCATCCGAGCAAAAATAATACCGCGTCGGCAAAATCGGCACGGTAGTAACACTGCATGGTTTCTCCATCCACCAGCGCATAGGCGTTCTCACATTCTCTGTAAAGAGATTTCTGCTGGTCGGATAAAGACTGATTCAGTTTTTCGGCACAGAGACGGAATTGCTCACTTGCCGTTTGCAGACCTTGTGACTCATGAGAGCCGCAAGCATTGATTCGCTGCAGAATGAATTGTTCCACGGCAATCTGCATTTCTTTGCTTGGCATATGTCATACCACCTTTCTGTTTTGGTGAGTACATATTCCCTCTGAAATGCAATAATAGCAAGTTGAAAAGAGCAGAATGGTTACATTCTACCTTGTACACAAATTAGATGGGCGTATATTGTCAGCTGCGGTTGGTCGGCACAAAGACCTTCACAGGAATGCCACGGCTCTTGCAGTTGTCAATCACAAATTTTGTGCCCCTCGAAGTTCCGTCCCAAAATGCCAGTACGAGATCGGCATTTTCAATGATGGTGATATTGCGTTTCAGCGGAGCAGATCTCCCGTACTTCTCATACTCCGGCAGGAACTCTGTGAGCTTGATGCCATGGGCGATTGCGTACTCCCTGGCGCAGGTATCGATCCCTCTTGCACCCCCAGACACGATTTCAGTTACGCCTTCCGGCAGGTATTTTCCCAGATCGGTAACGCTCAGTCCTCTGGACCCTACAATTGCCACTCTCACATTCCAACACCTCAGCCACATAGCAAAATTATTGTAGATATACAGTATATCTAATCAAAACATTTTAACACATGACAGCCATAAAATAAACACACAATATATCCAACGAGGTGATTTTATGGCAATCAAAAGCGTATCCATTCGCATAGAGGAAGAAATGCTGGAGAAGCTGGGTTTTGTAGCTGACTATGAGGGACGCTCGGTCAACAGTCATATTCTGGTGCTCATTCGGGAAAACATCAAAGCCTTCGAACAAGAGCACGGAGAGATCGATGGGACCATCAATCCGGCAGTCAATGTGAAGCCGACCAGGAAAAATTGAGGCAGTGAGGAAGCGGTTAAGCCGGTTCCTCTTTTTTTGCCCATACGATTCCGGACAGCACAAAAAACACACAGGGCAAAGCCACGCCATTGCCCCACATTTTATATTCCGCACTGTCAGAATGAGGATTTTTCAGCCACTTCACGATCTGATTCCGGCTCTTAGGCTTGGAGGAAATCCCCATGACAGAGCGGTGTGTCTCAAACACCTCTGTCCAGAACCTGATCTCCTCCTCGGTTGGCTCTTCTGTGCCAAGGCCGGCACACCACCAGTCCGGGAACCCCTGCAATCTGGCACATTCGGTGGGCGTCAGCCTTCGGACGATGTACTCCGGCTTGGTTTCGTTGACCACAGGCGGGTCTTTGTAGTCCCGTGCCATCAAGGTCGGCGATTGTTCCTCTGCGGTCTGCATATAGGAGCCGGTGGTCATGGCGTAGACTGCGTGGCGGTCGGCGGTATTGAGCGTGAAGCTGACCTCCTCGTTGATGCCATCACCCTGGGGACCATTTTTCTCCTCTCGTCCGATCATGGAGCCTTGGATGGCGTAACTTTCTACCACGGCGATGCCGCCCTGGTTGCAGCCGGGGTTGCCGCCGTTGCCGTCCAGAGTACGGGAGGCGTTCGCCTCATAAAATCCCACATGGGGGTTTGCGGATTTCATACCGTTGCTGTCCTTGGAACTGATGCCGAATGCCTGTACCGCCAGTTCGTTGCATCGACCTTCGCCCACATCAAAGGTGTTGAGGGTGTTGGCAACCTGGGCTTCTTTCCAGCTTTGACCCTCATTGGCAGAGTGTGGGCGTGTCCCTTTGCAGAATGGGACAAAGGCCACCTGGTCATTGTTACAGGAAAGAGTGGCAGATTTATCATCCTGAACAAGTGCGCCCTTGCCGCCGCCCTCGCAGCCGGAACGGATTTTCAGCGTTTTTGGTGTTTCCACCACAAAGGGCTGATTGTTGCCGCCTGTGCCGTAGGTGGATAATACCGTGGGAGCAACATCCTTCAGTTCGGTATATCTTATATCCTGGCTGTGATTTTCATATACAGTCGCAGGAACAACACCGGCACGGAGCGTAGGAGAACATTCCTCTTCGTAGCCGATGGAGCGGCTTTGAGACGAATGCTCCGTGCAAAACCCGGCGGCATCCATCACGCAGGGTGGATGATGAGCTTCCGCCCGGAGAGTGCAGGTGACATCGTCCGTCACATCCATGCGGTTGCCGCCCTGGTCGTTCAGACAGACACAGCCTGCCGCTCCAATGCCAGCCGCAGCACCTCCGGCAGTTCTTTGCCACGAGCGGAAGCCCTGCGGAGTATACCCAGACAAGCCTTCGGACTTAAAAAGTATGTCGAAGGCACTCCCGCCTGCAAAATCTGCGACAAGGTAGATGCGCTTTCTTCGCTGGGGGACTCCCCAGAATTGAGCATCGAGAACGCGGTAAGCAACGCTCCATCCGTCTCCCATGTAGCAGTCGGCATAGGCCCATCTTGCTTTTTCAGGCATAGGCACCTGGGTGTCCGGCTCGACAACACCGATGACCGCTTCGAGGACGGCTTTGAAGTCGAAGCCACCGTTGGAAGAGAAGGCACCGGGGACATTTTCCCAGCAGATCCATCGGGGATATTTGCCATTGGTGGCACACCTCATTTCTTTGATGATACGGATGGCTTCATAGAAAAGACTTGAGCGGTTGCCATCCAGACCGCTCCGCTTACCAGCGATGCTCATATCCTGGCACGGTGAGCCGAAGGTGATAATGTCTACAGGCTCCAGCTCCGCACCATTCATTTTGGATACATCGCCGTAATGTTTCATAAACGGCAGCCGCTTGGTGGTCACCCGGATGGGGAATGGCTCGATCTCCGAAGCCCACACAGGGGTAATGCCGGAGAGCAAGCCGCCAAGGGGAAAACCGCCGGAGCCGTCAAAAAGGCTGCCGAGGGTCAGTTTATTCCGTTCCATCCGTGACCTCCTCATAGCTGTATGTCCTGCCGTCCCGGAGGACGCTCACGCCATCCGCAGACCCGGCCTGCTCAATGTAGCGATTCACGATCACATCGCAGAACTTTTCATCCAGTTCAATGGTGCGGCAAATTCGGTCCGTCTGCTCACAGGCGATCAGGGTGCTGCCGGAGCCGCCGAAGGGGTCAAGGATGATGGAATTGGTCATGCTGGAATTCCCGATGGGATAGGCCAGCAGAGGGATCGGCTTCATGGTGGGATGGTCACCGTTCTTCTTGGGCTTGTCGAACTCCCAGATGGTCGTTTCCTTCCTGCCGGTGTACCACTGGTGCTTGCCGTTTTTCTTCCAGCCGTACAGCACAGGTTCGTGCTGCCACTGGTAAGGAGAACGTCCGAGGACAAGGGACTGCTTCTTCCAGATGCAGCAGCCGGATAAATAAAAACCCGCATCGGCAAACGCCCTGCGGAAGTTGAGGCCTTCGGTGTCTGCGTGGAACACATAGATGGATGCGTCCGATGCCATGACCGATTCCATATTCTGAAAAGCGGCAAGGAGAAACTCATAGAATTTCTCGTTTGCCATATTGTCGTTTTTGATTTTGCCAGCGGAGCCTTCATAATTGACGTTGTACGGCGGGTCGGTGATCACCAGATTGGCCTTGACCCCGTCCATGAGCACTGCGTAGGTTTCCGGTTTGGTGGAATCTCCGCACACCAGACGGTGCCTGCCAAGCGTCCACACATCACCGTTTTTACTGAAGGTAGGCTTTTGCATCTCCGCATCCACATCGAAGTCATCCTCTTTGGCTTCCGTGCCGTCATCGAACAGAGCCGCCAGTTCCTTTTCATCAAAGCCGGTGAGCAGAGGGTCAAAGTCCATGCCCTGCAAAGACTCGATCTCCACCCGCAGAAGTTCCTCATCCCATCCGGCGTCCATTGCCATGCGGTTGTCCGCAATGATGTAGGCTTTTTTCTGCGCTTCACTGAGGTGATCTGCAAATACGCAGGGAACCTCCGTGATGCCTTCCTCCTTTGCGGCCAGGATTCTGCCGTGGCCTGCGATCACACCATAGTCCCGGTCGATGATGACGGGATTGATAAAGCCGAACTCCCGGAGAGATGAGCGTAGTTTTGTTATCTGCTTCGGGGAGTGGGTGCGGGCGTTGTTCACATAGGGTACCAACTTGGCAATGGGTACAAGCCGCATTTCCGTTGTCGTCTTCATCGCACCAGCCCCCATTCCGCAAATTTCTCAAAACCCCCAAGGCGCTGGATGTATCTCCGGGCAGTCTCCACGATCTCACGATAGGAAATACCGTCCACGGCATCATCTCCGATGGCGCAGGCAAGCTGCACCGGCTTTCCGGTTTCCTGCGCTTTGAGCCAAGCGTAGATGTTCACAGACACATCCGCTTTGGAGAGATCCTTCCCATGCAGGCCGCCGCCCGTGACGGAATCGGCCATATCACTGCCCAGCTTGCGGTTCGTGGCGCCGGAATCCACATCTGTGCCGCCCGTCCAGTCGCCCAGGGGATTGACCTCAGCACCCGGATACCGTCTCCGCAGTTCTGCGGCAGGGGCATTGCTCTGGCAGAGGATGAGCCTTGCGCCGTCCAGAATATACTTCCCGTCATAGGGATAAGTGTGATACACACTTTTGGCGATCTCACAGAGGGCTTTCTGTTCCTCCGTGACCGGCACCCCTTTGAAGATGCCGTTGTCGCCGCAGCGGATTCCGTCTGCCTGGTTTCCGGCGAGGTGTCGATCCTGCGGCACTTCCATATAATCCGTGTACAGATTCCCGCCGATGCGCTTCACGATGGCATCCACCTCATCCAAGGGGATGTGTGCCGATGTCTCCGCAATGATATGGCAGACGCCGTGACCGATGAGAACCTCCACGGCAATCCTGGGATTATTTTCTTTTCTGTACGCCGCATCCACCAGAGCGCCGGCGATGCGGTCCGCCACCTTGTCCGGGTGGCACGGATTTACTTTTTCAAACATAGCTTTATCCTTTCCGCGCCCGCAGCAGACGCTCCATCAAATCGTCCTGGGGAGAGACCTCCCCGTAGTCGGTGCTGCAGTTTTCCTTGACGATCTGGAAGATCTCGTTCCAGAGCCGCACCGCCTGGTTCATGTAGTTGATGCCGATGTTGATGAACGGGGACGGGATCGGCTTCTGGGTGGTGGGGTGCTTGGAGAGGAATCCCATGCGGTTGGTCATCTCCTCGCACTGAATCCAGCGGGCGCTGCACATGGCGTACCGCTCCAGAAGCTGTGGGGACACCTTTGCGGCACAGCCGATCTTCTTCAGCCACTCCCAGGTTTCTTTATAGATTTCCTCCGCCTGGAGCGTACTTCCGTCACGTTGCTCGGCAGAGAGGAACTCATGGGGCTTTGGCATATCGACACCCTCGACTTCGGGAATATCCAGGACTTCCAGTCTGCGTCCGCCCGGATTGCCGTTTTCGGCCTTCTCCTTGACGGCAGACTTTTTTCTTCCCGCACCGGGTCTCGCACCGCCGCGCCCGCCTGTGTTATTGGATTTTGTGGGCATTTTCTCACCTCTTTTCCGCAAAAATAGAGCGACCGCTTTCGGCCGCCGTCAATTACCCTTTTGAAAACGCTTTTTTCGCACACGAAGCCCCGGGCCGCTGCCCGATGATATAGGTCCCGGAGATTTTGACCGCCCTACCGGTCCCCAAGGTCGTGGTGGATCTTGGTGTGGCAGGAGCGGCAAAGGCTCATCAGGTTGTCTCTTGCATGAGTGCCGCCTTGAGAGATGGGAACGATGTGGTGGACCTCATCCACAGGAGTCAGCCGTCCTTTCTTTTGACACATCTCGCAGAGAGGATGCGCCGCAGCGTAGCGGTCCCGGATTCTTTTCCAGGCTCTGCCGTACTTCTTATTGACGTCCGCACTGCGTTCGTACTTGTTGTACTGCTTGCGGGCGGTCGCTTCATGCTCCTTGCAGTACTGCCCGTCTGTGAGGTTGGGACAGCCGGGGTAGGAGCATGGGCGTTTGGGTTTCTTCGGCATTGTTTCATCTCCCTTCAGGGCATAAGAAAAGCCCCACGGGATTGCTCCCATGAGGCCGTTCTGTATTCTCTTTCGCCATTATAATGATACTACTAATGCGGAGTGTGAAATAGTGCCATTCACTGCACGGACAAATATTTCTCAGGAATTTTTATTTCGGCGAGTGCTTCATCATGCAGTTTATACAGATGGCGCATCTTGTAGCCCAAGTCAACCGCTATTTCGGGCCAGGACTTTCCGCTGATATAACGCTTCTCCAAGATGAGCTGATACTCAATACAATCCACAGCCTTGATGGTCGCTATGATTTCAGCCTTCAACAGGACCAGCTTTTCCATGTCTGCTGCGATTTCATTTTCCAGGTCGATGATTTTGCACACCGCATCGGCCATGCGGGAGCCACCACGGTTGGGGTTCCTCGGCATCCCGGTCATGGTTGCGGAACAACTGGTAGCCAGGTCATTCAGAGAAGCGATTTGTTCCTGCTTGCTCTGGATGCGCTGGTCAAGGCGATATGCCTGGTTCAAATATTCCTTTGCGGTCATGCTGCCACCTCCTTGCGGACGATGGCTTGCACACCTTTCATCAAATACTCGCCGTCCAGATCGGTCAGCATCCCATACCAGCCGGAACGGAAGAACCGCTCCAGGGAATCGACCTCTGCTGCATACTCGTTTTTGTTGGAGTGATTGTAGTGATATTTGAGAGCCGTTTTGTAGTCTTTTACAGCCAGTTCTACGATGGCGTTGGCTAATGCCTGATAAGGTTCCATATTCGTACCTCCGAAATTTGTAATCCTCGGATTGGCACGGATTGTCATAGATTGTCTCAGATTTTCAAGTCCGCTTTGACGGCATCGATCAGTGCCGTCTGGGTATGCTCCTTTTGGCGGAGGGCTTTCATGATGCGTTCGTCAATGGTGCCTTCCGTGATGATGTGCTGCACCACCACGGTTTTTGAGGTCTGACCCTGCCGGTAAAGCCGCGCCACTGTCTGCTGGTATAGTTCCAGCGACCAGGTCAGCCCAAACCAGATGAGGGTCGAACCGCCGCTCTGGAGATTGAGGCCGTGTCCGGCAGATGCGGGGTGAATCAGAGCCACGGGGATTTCACCGTTGTTCCATCTGCGGATGCTGGTGGAATCGTCCAGGCGGGAAAATGGAATATGCTGCTTCTTCAATCGCTCCGTGATTCTGGCAAGGTCATGCTTGAACCAGTATGCCACTAGGACTGGTTTTCCGTTTGCCGCCTCAATTAAATCCTCCAAGGCATCCAGCTTGCGGTCATGGATGTGAACCACATCGCCGGAGTCATCGTAAATGGCACCATTCGCCATCTGGCTCAGTTTGCCGGAGAGGGATGCGGCATTGGCGGCGGTGACTTCGCCTTCCGGGAGGGACAGCACCAGTTCACGCTTTAGCTTTTCGTAATCGTCAGCCTCATCCTCGGAAAGCTGGACCGTGTATTCGCTGCTGACCAGTTCCGGCATCTGCAGGTGGTCGGTGGACTTCATAGAGATGGTAATATCTGAAATCTGCCGGTAGATGGCGTCTTCCGCATAGGGCAGGGGTTTGTAGCTGTAGATGACCTGACCGTTTCGCTTATCTGGCGTGAAGTAATTGGTACGGTACTTGGTGATGAAGCGCCCCAGCCGCTGTCCCATATCCAGGATGCGGAACTCTGCCCAGAGGTCCATCAGTCCGTTGGAAGCGGGCGTGCCGGTCAGCCCAACGATGCGGCTCAGCTTGGGTCTGACCTTCAACAGCGACTTGAACCGCTTTGTCTGGTGATGCTTGAAGGAGGACAGCTCATCGATCACCACCATATCGAAGTCAAAGGGAACGCCGCTCTCATCAATGAGCCATTGGACGTTTTCCCGGTTGATGATGTAGATGTCAGCGCGTTTCATCAATGCCGCCCGGCGCTGGGCTTCTGTTCCGACAGCCACGGAGTAGATGAGGCTCTGGAGGTGATCCCACTTATCCGCTTCAGCCGTCCATGTGTCCCGCGCCACTCTTAAGGGTGCGATGACCAGCACTTTATGAATCTCGAAGCTGTCAAACAGCAGGTCGGCTATGGCTGTCAGCGCGATGCTGGTTTTCCCAAGACCGCAGTCCAGGAAGATAGCGGCGGCGGGGTGTGTCTCGATGTACTCCACCGCATATTTCTGATATTCATGGGGTTCGTATCTCATCCAGTATCCCTCCGATCTGCTCCGCATCATCCAGCACATACACCCGAAAGCCCAGCCGCCGCAAAAGCCTGTGGCGGGAGAGTTGCAGCGGTCTCGGCTTTTCTCCCGGAGCCTTGACTTCCACAAAGCCGATCCTTCCATTCGGCAGCAGCACCATGCGGTCCGGCATACCGTCAAAACCGGGAGAGACGAGTTTGGGACAGATGCCGCCGGCCCGTTTGACCATCTGTGTCAGTTTCTTTTCAATTTCTTTTTCTCGCATTTGACATATTCCTCCCAGCATTCCTCAAAGGTCTCGAGGCAGGCGCCGCAAGCGCCGCTTCTGACCAGATGATTATGGATGATGTCATGCCATCCCTTGAATTTGCAGGCGCGATTCCTGGGGAATTGTTCGGAATCCCTCGCCATATCTCTTGCGAGATCTCCTGCGGGAGAGTCGCTCGTTTTGTAGTTTCTTATCATGTAATTGTAGAAGTTCATGTCATTACCTCCGTGTTCTTAAAAACCTAAAAATCCTTACGCGCGTGCGTATGCGTGATTTACGGGTTCTGTACAGTCTTTTTGATACATTTCCAATTTATATGCTTTTTTAGGAACACAGGAACTTAAGCCTGTAAAGTTGCCTTGCGGCGGCACATTCGGTGTGTTCCTGACGGCGTTCCCAAAGTCTCCCCTGGGAACACTGTCGGAAGTCGGGAACTGTTCCTTATTCACTCCGTTCCCGAAAAATCAGTCAGGAACATCGCCGGGAACAAAGACGAACTGGGGTCCGTAGGGCTTGACGCGCTCCTTTTTCTCCTTGCGCACCCAGCCCAGCTTGGTGAGCATGGCTGTGAGGTTGTTGGATTCGGCGCGGCCAAGGCTGCCTTGGTCTTTGCCAAAAAGCTCACACCAGATCTCCATGTTGCAGACCCGTGTTCTGGCGACCGAACCCACACGGCCGATATTGTTCACTCCGGCGAGGAAGGAGCGGCGGTCGAACAGATCCATGCCGTCCCAATCCTCCGGGAGCAGGGTCTCCAGATACTCGCGCACCAGCCCCTCGCGCTCATCGGACTCCAGCGCTTCCCGCTGTTCGCTCTTGGCGAGGGTCTCCAGGTCGGGAGCCAGATGCAGCTTTTCGCCGTTCTCCACAAGCACCAGTACCTCTGCCCAGATCTGGCTGATATCCTTGTTGGTAAGTTCCCAGGAGTGCTTTGTGCCGCCGCCCGGCGTTTTGACCGGCCAGAACCGGCGATTGCCTGTGGTATCCCGCAGGTAGCCGGACTCGGCGTTGGTGGTGCCAAAGAAGATGCACTGCCTTGGATGCGGCGTCGCCCGTCTGCCGAATGCGGCGCGGTAGATATCATTCTGCCGGGAAAGGAAGGAGCGCAGCGTCTCCACCTCGGCTTTGCGAAGTCCCGCCAGTTCGCCGATTTCCAGAATCCAATAGCCCTGCAGCTTCTCGGCGGCGGTCTTGTCCTTGGTATCGCTCAGGTTCAGACTGTCGGAGAACCATTCCCCGGCAAGGCGGGAGATGAGGGTAGACTTGCCGATGCCCTGGGGGCCGTTTAAGACAAGCATGGAATCGAACTTCACACCCGGTTCCTGCACCCGGCGCACGGCGGCGCAGAGGGTCTTTCTGGTCACAGCGCGGACATAGGAATTATCCTCCGCTCCCAGATAGTCGATGAGGAGCGTATCCACACGGGGAACACCGTCCCACTCCGGCAGAGCCGCCAGATATTCCCGGATGGGGTGGTAGGAGCGGTCGTCCGCCACCTTTGTCACGGCGATCTGATAGTTACGCTGGGAGAAGGTACCGTAATGGGAATCCACATAGCTGATCAGCTGAGCGTCATCAGCGTCCCGCCAGTATTTGGACGGGTGTTTCCAGGGCACCTCGCCCTTGATCTCCATGCCGTCCAGCTGCTGGTTGAATACGATGTTCTGGAGCTGCGGGTCGTTCTGGAGAATCAGCGTGATGTTGTGGAGGTTGTTCTTCAACACCGTGGAGCGGGGTTCGTACTGGAACCGCTTCTGCCAGTCGGTATCCTCGCTGCCAGAGAAATCCGTCTCAGCGTCCACCATTCTTTCGCTTGCCGCCAGCAGCTTTACCTCATCCTGCCGCATGGCGAACTCGCACATCGCCTTGTACGACGCTTTTTCATCCAGATCCCCAAAACGGTGGGTGCGCACGATGTCAAAGGCGTTGCACAGCTTGAGGTAAGCAGGGTCTTTGGCATGATGGCTGTATACGAATTTGTCCTCCTTGATCTCCACACCCGCCATGCTGGAGGATGCGATCAGGTGCCAGCGGTTCTCATTGTCAGTCGGCTCATAGACGTCGGAGAGGAATGTCCCCAGCGCCTTGCTGATGGGATAATAGGTGCGGTTGAACAGACCCACCACACTTTCTTTGGTCAGAGGGTCCTGCACCTTCTGCTGTGCGGTGGTATTCGCCTTGCTCTCCCTGGAAGATGTGGGCAGTCTTGTGGGATCAGTCCATTCCGGGTGCTGGCTGAGTATCGCATCGGGATCAAGCCAGCCGCCGTCCGTCTCCTTATACACAAAGGAACCGTTGGCTGGGGTGGACGGCCAGTACATCAGCTGATTGGGCTGGTAGGAGCATTCGTCAAAATAGTCGATGCCCAGCATCTGAGCAAGATAGCGGGATACCGCCACAAATTCCTCCGGGGTCACATCCCTGGTCAGCGGGAACACCAGACGGACGCGGGGATTTTCCTCCGTACTGCTGTGGGTGGTGTACAGTGCGGAGGTATAGGGGCAGAGGGACTCGTAATTGTCCAGGAACTCCCGGTTGATGCGGTCGCCGTCAAGCGCCACCATCGAGCGGCTTTCCACGGTATCGACCTTACGTCTGCCGCCCTTCAGCACGCCTGCCACAAAACCGCCGTGGTCTTTGGCGGTGTCACGCTGGGCGCGGCTCATCTTCGCATATTCCTCGGCAGACTCGGTGGTGCGGATGGGCACTCGGAGCCGTTCCTTCAGATCGTCAAACCGTATGGTCTTGTTGACCCACCTTTTTGCCTGGCGGTTGTTGCCGTAGGCGATGTTCAGTTCACGCATTGTCGGTTACCTCCTCGCACGTAGTCGTAAAATATCTCAAACGGTAGTTCTTCCATTTGGCTCTGCGGATCTCCGTTTCCATGCCGGAAGAGATGTACTCCCCGAATACCCACACCTCGGAGCATTTGCTCATGAGGGCGTTTCCAAAGAACAGCCCCAGCCGGCGCTCCTTTGGATTGTCATCACTGAGGAACTGCGGAAACAGCAGATGGGGTGCAATGGGGATGTATCCTGCGTCCACGGCGAAGCGGCTGTATCTCCGTGCGTTCTCCACATTGGTAGCCATGTCACCGGCATAGGGTGAGCAGATGTAGACGATGGGTCGGAAGGCGCGGAGGGCCCGTTCTTCCTTTTCTATATTGGTGAGGGCTTCATAGGTGGTTGGGTCATAGTAGCCCTCGCTGTTGAATTTATTGATGCTCATAGGCGTTACCTCGTTAATCTTTCTTGTAAAAAGCGGTCTCGTAGCCATCGGCGCGGAGTTGCAGCCCCTTTGCCCAGGGCGGCGTCCTGCCCATCTGGTCGCAGACGGCTTGCAGGGACATCCGGCGATCCGCTTCAATGACCACCTCATCGTGGATGTGCATCACGATGGAGCAGCAGCGAAGGGTCTGCATGGCGTAGCAGAGGATATCCCGCGAGGTCGCCTGGACGATGTTTTCCACGAATTTTGGACCATAGCTGTCCAGCCGTTCCCACTTTTTCGTACCGCCGACGCCTTCGTAGGTGATACAGGAACCGCCAAACTTGTTCTCGCCAATTTTGGGCTTTACATAGGCGAGTTGTCTGCCGGACGGAAGCGTGATAAACAGCATCCCGCTCCGAGCGGAAAAGACGATGCCGTGTGTCTTGGTGGTGGTTTTCTTGGATACAGCGTCCATCACGGCGCGGTCTACCGCCCACCAGAACTGGACGATTTTCGGATTGGTTTGCCGCCAAGCGGATACCAGAGGTGGAAGTTCCTCTTCGGAAAGGCCCATCTCCAAAGCGCCCATCGCTTTCAACGCACCGACCGAGCCGCCGTAGCCGAGAGCCAATTCGGCGATCTTGCCTTTCTGCCGCAGGTGTCCGTTTACGCCGTGCTTTTCTACGGGGACACCAAACATCTGTGATGCGCTGGCGCAGTAGATGTCCTTGCCCTCGGCGAATACGTCCTGCCGCCACTTCTCGCCGGCAAGCCATGCGATCACCCTGGCTTCAATTGCGGAGAAGTCAGCAACGATGAATTTCCTGTTTTCCTGCGGCACGAATGCGGTGCGGATGAGCTGGGACAGTGTGTCCGGCACATCCTCATAGAGCATTTCCAGAGCGTCAAAGCAACCTGCCCGAACAAGCCCTCTGGCTTCGGCCAGATCTTCCAGATGGTTCTGTGGGAGATTTTGCATCTGAATGATGCGGCCTGCCCACCGCCCGGTGCGGTTGGCTCCGTAAAACTGGAACATACCTCTTGCCCGGCCATCGGCACAGACGGCGTTCTCCATCGCCTGGTACTTTTTAACGCTGGATTTTGCAAGCTGCTGGCGCAGGGTCAGTACCTTTTGCAGCTCCGGAGGTGCGGTTTTCAAAAGCTCTGCCACAGCCTTTTTGCCCAGGGTATCGGTTTCCACGCCATTGTCCGCAAGCCACTGCTTCATCTGCTGTACGGAGTTGGGGTTCTCCAGTTCGGTCAGTTCCTTCATTGCCTGGGTCAATTCCGAGCGGGAGCGACCGTCCATCTGAATGGCCTGCCGGACCAACTCCATATCCAGAGCCACACCACGGTCGTTGATCTCCTGATCGAGATGGTATTCCTCCCAGACGCTGTCCGACACGGGATACTTTAAGAGCCGAGCCTGAATGGACATCTCAGTCTCCACATCGCGGATGTTGTACTTTTTGAATGCCAGCCACTTATCCGGGGCGTGTTCCGGCAGATTGCGAGTGCGCTGGCCGTTGGATTTGGTTGGTGCGCAGGGCTGGCAGAAATATTTGATGAGGTCTTTGCCTTCAGTCAGCTTTTGCTTTTCAAGACCAAGAACAGCGCCGGCCCCCTCCAGGGATAAGGGCAGTCCCATATATGCCGCCCAGACCATCGAGCATTTCCAAGATTCCGGCTCCAGATAGTCGCCGGTCGGATAGCCCAGAAAGCGTGACAGGCAGATGCGTTCAAAGTTGGCGTTGAAGGCCCACTTGGTCACGGTCTCATCCTCCAGAGCGGCAAGAATCTCCGAGGGGATCTTCTCCCCGCAGGCAAGGTCTATCTGCTGCACGGGATCGCCGTCCACGCTGTAGGCAAAGAGCAGTATTTCAAAATGGGGAGACTCCACATAACGGTACACGCCGGTTTTGGCGAGGGGTTGATCGCTGTAAGTCTCCAGGTCGATTGATAAGGTTCGCATTTCGTCACTTCCTTCCATATCCCAATAGGGCGGCAGATCGCTCCACCGCCCTGGGGATTGGTTCTTTATTTCTCCAGCAGCTTCATGCGGTTTTCGTGATACTCTGCGTCACGGACCGCCTGTTCCCGCTCACGCTTTTCGCGCTTGCGGTCATAGATGAAGGACTGCACGGCGGTGATCAGGAAGACCACGCTGAAGCACAGCCAGATCATGAGAAGAGCGAGGAGAAGGATTGTTTGAATCATTGTCATGGTCGTTTACCTCCCTTGTCTTAACCGAGGAAATCCTCGTCGTCATCAGTTGCGAAGTCGGCTTCGGCACTGGCCTTTCCACCCAGAGGTTCGCCGGGACGGATCAGCTGAAGATTGTTCAGACCGCAGGCGATGCCCTTGTTGCCGTTACTGTTGAAAGCGTACAGGTTGATGGACGCTCTGCCGTACACGCCGGAATACACCTCGGAGCGGGTCAGCACGGGATTACGGTCGGCATCCACGATGCCGGGAGCGGTGGCGGAGTTGGCGTTGATGAAGTAGGCGTTCGCATAGGCGGGATCGTCGGGTCTTTCAACATCGCCGTCTCGCAGAGGGGTCTTAATCGCGGAGAGAGGCGGCACGCTGCGGCCGTTGCCCTTCAGCTTGGCCTGTCCCTCCTGGTAGGCGGCTTCAATGGCGGCCTTGATCTTCGCCACCGTCCGGGTGTCGGATTTGGGAATGATCAGGGAAACCGAATATTTCGGGGGGCCGCCGCTGATGGACTTGGGTTCCCAGACATTGGCATAAGACCAGCGGGTGTCAGGGCCGGTGATGACCTTCATAGGGTTGTTGACTCTGGTTGTGTTGGTAGACATATTACATTTCCTCCATAAAATCATTTTTTGCGGTATTCCATTCGGGCCGTTTATCGCTCGACCGCACGAGCGTCGGCCTGCCTTGCGGCTTTTCAATGTAGGGTGTGAGAAGCTCTTCAAAGCGGGATTTTCCCAACAGCTTCTGCATGGCGGTAATGCCGAGCAGCTTCTTTTCATAGGGGTCGAAGCCCGCGCCCTCAACGGCTGCGGCTACAGCGGCTTCGCTGGTGTATTTGCGGTTGGAGCGGCCCTCGACCAGCTTCCAGCCGGGGAACGCCGTACCGCTGACTGCCTGCTTGAGAGCGTATTCCTTTACATCCGCAGCCCAGGCGGTAAGCGCGTCCACCTTGTCCAGGATGCCGGCAATTTCCTCATCGGTCAGGAGGGACGGCTCTTCAAAATCGTACCGGGCAAGTGCGAGATTCGCTTCGGCTCGTTCCCGACATTCGGCCTTTGCCTTGCAGAACCGGCACCATTCGCCGCAGTGGAAATCGCCGCCGCCCTCATACGCCAGCTTCGCTTTATAGGTCAGGTCGTTCTGTGCCCATTCGAGCAAGTCGTCCTTTTCCATGACGCAGACACTGATATTGGATTTCCTGGGCTGGTAGATGGTCATGCGGACGAAATCGATGTCGTAGATGCCGTCAAAGATCTCCAGAGCGCCCAGGGCATACAGCATCATCTGCGGATTATCCACGGCGCTGACCTCCACGCCTTTGCCGTGCTTATAGTCCACGATGTTCAGTTCGCCGTCAGCGATGACGATGCAGTCGGCGGTGCCGAAGCCGTCTTGTACCCAGCGGGAGAAATCCACTCGCTGCTCGATCAGGATGATCGGGTCGGCGCAGGTCTGCTTTGCGGTCTCCTGAAGCTCCGATACATAGGCGGCATACCCAGCGGCGCAGTCCTCCATCTCCTCGTTGTACCAGGAGAGATTTTCGATGGGATCGTCTGCCGGAATCCCCAGAGCCTGCTTCAGCCGGAACTCACAGAGCGCATGGGCGTCCGTTCCCTCGGCGGCGTAGTCGCTGCCCTTGTCCTCGTAGGCTTCGCACAGCCTTGCGGAGGGTGGGCAGTTAAGCCACCGTTCGGAAGAAGAAGCGGATAAGACTGCGTGTTTAACTGCCATTTGTCAGTACCTCCGCTTCGGCGAGTAATGCCTTGTAGTGTGCGGGGTCGATCTGTGACAGTTTGGATGCGCCGTACTTTTGAAGCAGGGCGCGGATCTCGGCGGTGTGTCCCTGGCGGGATTTGTCCGCAAGCACGGTTCGGATCTGCTCCAGCGTCAGTTCCGGTTCAGGAGGAGAAGCAGGAGCATCCTCTGCCTGCGGCTCTCCGCCGAACATCCTCGTCAGCCAGTCAGCGGCATCCGAAATAGCAGCGGCAGCACTGCGTAAGTCTTCGATGGTCTGTGCCATATCGCTCATTCTGCTCATGTGATTTTCCTCCTTCCCTGGATTTGCTCTGCTGGCGTGCGGCGGTCAGGTTGCTTGCCAGTCTCCTCGACACCACGCTGATCGCGGTCAGGACATCAACAATGTCCTCGTCGGCATGGGCGTCATAATGGTTTGCGTTGTAACTCATATCGGCGGTCCCTCCTTTCCCAAGGCGTCTCGTGTTGCCTTTCAATGACCCATCTGGACAGGAAAGGAGGGGTTGGCCGAAAGATTTTTAGAATTTTTCCTTGAGCCGCTTCAGAAGCTGGTTCCTCTTATACACAAAGGTGTTCCGGGGCATATGCAGCCGCTCTGCGCCGGCGCGTTCGGAAAGCCCGTTCGCAATCGCGATGAGGATCTCGTAGCTTTCCGGGTCTGACGCCTGAAGCTCCGAGAGCAGGCCGTTCAGGATCAGGGAGTCGATATCGATCTCTGTGGTCAGCCTGCTGTCCGCAAGAAAGCTGGTGCGGGAGACACCGTTCTCATAGGTGTTTTCCATTTCAGTGTCGATAGAGAGGTGCCGGGGAGCGTCCTTCGGGATGCAGCGGAACTCGCAGGTATCGCAAAGGCCGTCACATTTGTAGCTCTTTTTGTACGGAATGCAGCAGGCTCCGGCTCTCTGCTTTGCCTTGCGGGTAGTCCCTACGAACCGCTCCCAGTCCCGTTTCTGCTCTGGTGTGACCTCAATCCACTGCTTGAGTGAGCGGTAGTAGATGGTTGATGTGTTCTGATTTGCATTGGTTTTCATAAAAAGTCCTCCGATTTTCGATTTCTCGAAACGGAGGACTCTGGGTGCTGCCGCAAAAAGGGTGCAAAAACCTAACCGCAGTCCTAACGGAGTACTCCGTTTCGGATTGCAGCTAACCCGCTCAAAAGGCAGCTACAGTATTCAGTTGTACCGCTGGATACCGTTGAGCCATCAGTGATCAGGTGATGCGGTATCGGGCAATGAGCAGTTTAATGTCTTGCTCAGGACAGATTGACTATCTCAGGTCGGCTTCAATGGCGTAAAGTTCGCTGAAAACTTCAGGTAGATCCTTTGGATTTAAATCACAGATATTTTTTGCACCATAGCGTTCAAAGACAGATTTGACCACTTCCCATCCAAGCTGGGATTCAACTACAGCAGCACTATTTTCGATGTTTATAATCCAATTCCGCCGTTCGTTGTTTGTCATCAATTCTCCTTTCCGTCCTTAAGCGCTATCGGACATAATACTTTATATTTGCTGCATCACCAGCATCTTTATTGTACTCTGAAAGGAAGAGTAAGAAAATTTTCAAAGAAATCCCATTATTTTTTGCGTCCAATATAATTGGTTTGTATTGTATTTCCCATTACTTTTGTGTATAATAAGAGAAAAGGGCCCCGAACGGGAACCCTAATGCTATCGAAGATAATGGTTTTTGTAAAAACAGATCCTGTTTTAGATAGTCTCACGGAAAGGAAAATGACGTTATGAATGAAAAAATTTCTGGAATATCATTAAATACAATGTTCCGGTATGAGGGATACAACTGTCTCTGTGCGAAAGACACGGTAAATACTTCTCCCGACGAAGCTCCGACTGTAACACTCAAGGTTTGCCCCGATATAAGCTCACAATTGTTATTCTCCTATGCGCCGAAAGACGGTTTGAATATGACCGGCGTTGCTGGCAGCATACATGAGAAAAATATCCTGGGAAAATTACTCGCGCTTCCCAAAGGTGATGTGGACAAGCATATCGAGTTTATTGAAAAATATGGCTTCTTATATCCGTTGCCGGCAAACGAATACACGGCGGTTGAAGCAAGTGATCTTATTGACATCATCAACAGAATAAAATCAACCATTCGATTGTACAGTTGCATCAATAAAAAAGATTACAAGGGAGTCCTCATTCATGTAGTCTATTTGCTTTTCGCTCCCGTGACCGAACTTCGGATCGGCGATGATGTTTTTACGACTTGCTCCCATCGTTTTAAGAATCTGCTTGACTCCTATAATCTGTTTCCGGATTTGAGTAGGGAGCCGGAAGTTGCTGCGACCGGAACATACTCTGTAGATGATGCGTTTCTCGGAAATAAAAATGCAGTCGATATCAGTTTTTATAACGCCGTCAGAAGTGGCTCAGATACGAATTTGCAGGGAAGCAAAGACCCGTGGTTTAAGAGTCTAATAGCAATGTACATGGGATGTAAGGATGTGGATGAAGAGACTCGATTCCTTATAGATTTCTTTTACCATCTCCAGACGGAAGTGTCCGTCATAAAAGAAGTCCATTATGGTGGCTTCAAATCATATACGACATTTAACGAGGATGCACTTAATGATTCCTTCAAAAACGCTCTTCTGAAGATTGCAAGAATCGTCGTAGCGGAGGAGATCAACCATAACATTCGCGGCATTCATCCGAAGTATAACGGTGGAAAGCTGACCGCTATATGGCAGGTCGATACATTCATCGAAGCCCTTTATTTTTCCATCTTCTATATGAGAAATGGTGAGATGTATAAAGAATGCGAAAATCCGAACTGCAAGAGAGACAGGTTTTTCCTGGTCGAAGCGACAAGAACGAATAAACGATATTGTTGCGAACAGTGTAGAAATGCAGCCGGTGCGCAACGATACCGAAACCGCCAGCTATAAGAAGGCAAAAAAATAAGGCTCTACCTCTCGTGTTGAGAAAGGTAGAGCCTTCATCTCTTATGTTGCAGGTCTCGGAACAGGAGCCCTGGTTTCCACTTTTTCTATTGCTTCTGCAAGCTGCCGTTTCTGCTGATCCGGCATACCGATGTAGTTATACATAAGGAATCGAGTATCAATCACAATGCCCTGGACACGTTCGTAATTCTTCGGATCGGGTTTCCAATCACCGACCGCTTCGCCGATGTTTCCAATATTGTCCGTTATACGAGGTATCGGATGACCGTCCGCCCCCATCTCAAAGAACGTGTTATCCTCGCGGTTGAACGGCATTATGAATGCATTATACAGATTAGCACTTGGCACACCTTTGGCACGTTCAATGTACTCCCCGTATGTAATTTGCTTATTGATATCGGGACCATTGGGCAAATGATCGGGATTGCCGCTATATCCGTAACGGTACAGTTTCGCATCGAGGACATAGACCTTTCCTTTGTAGATCATGATAGTATCCGGCTGCAATGGCGTTTTTGTCCTGTTGGGTCCGTAGTCAAGAAGCCACCGAGTACGTGGGAAATACTGATCCTTATCTTCAATGCCAAACGCCTTATCTATCATTTTCTCCCAAATACGCTCAAAGAAATCTGTCCCAAAAAAGTACTGCTTATCTGAAGACTTTTCATCCATGTATTTTAGCATGGAGACCATTGCAGAGAACAGTTCCTGCTCCACATCGTTGTGCGTTGATGCCAGTTTCTTTTCCAGAATGTATATGGCTTCTCTGTTATCAGGATGTGGACCGGGTTTTTCCGGCATATACGGAACATAGAGCCATCCCATTTTATCAAATGCTTCGTACACGCAGTACCGATGAATTTGCGTGATTTTCTTGTCGGCATTTGGCGTTACGGAGCGCACAGTCATATTTGTAAAAATCAGAGAGCCGTTTTTCTGGACCAATGCCCGTTGTTCACGGACAGTACGAGGCCACGATGCGTTTCCCTTGGTATCAGTCTTAAACCGCGGATCAGTCTCAATGTAATATCGACCCGTTCTCAGGAAATCCCGGATAACCTTGAGGTATGCGTGCATCGGAAAGTCAACCGTTCTCGGTGCGGCAAATTTCGATTCCTCTATCAGCTTGTCCTCTTTCATGAATGCTGCAAGCACATAGAACAAGTTGTTTATGTCAGCACGGAGATCATCGTCATTCGGAGGAAGCTGATAGCCTATCGGAAAATAGATAACGGCATCGTCCGTATCCGCTTTTACACCGACAAAACTGTCTCCTTCGTCATTCTTGTTGACGTGGCAGCGTTCTCTAATATTCTTTTGTAAATCCATAGCCACTGACCACCTCGCTTTCCATTAGGTACACCATCATGCATGAGAATCAGGATAGAATGTCGAACGGACAGTAGGCTTGAATATTTTGAATCGATCCCGACCTGTCGAATACACAAATGTACGGATAACCTGTTCAAGGCTCTCCATATTATCGGTATCAAATAGGGCTTCAGGATTGAACTTAAAGGCATCGTCCCACAGGTATTTAATTACCTTCTCCGGGAATTTCCGAATCTTCTTCAGAGCTTCTCGAATATCAAAAAGCCTTCCTTTTTGCTCTGGCGTCAAATTACCATCACGTTCAGCTTTCAAAAGAACATTATACTCGCCACGGAGATCATTATCAGGAGAAATAGCCCTATCATCAAATTCAAGATCGCTCTCATGGACAAAATATACACCGAGTCTCTTATCCTCTGCGGATGCCATCTTTGCTCTGTTTCCAACCACGAGCTTATTAATGGTCGTGCAGAAGGTTTCCCAGGTAACCTCTGTATCCAAAATCTTGGCGTTCGCCAAAGAAGGACGAACATTCTCGAAAGTATTCTCTATTAAGCGCATATTCCATCGTCTTTGAAATGCCGTGTCAAGCGTGAATACATTTTGGTCGGAAGTATTCATTGTCCCAATAACTGAGAGATTGGACGGGATGCGCACCTTATGCCCACCATCGCCATAAATCACCGTTGCCATATATCGATTTGTAATTCCGTACTCACTCGTGCCAGCAGGATATACGACCTCGCGATCCTTCTTTGGTTCTAATGTTCTGTCCAATAACTGGAATACCTCTCCGAAAATTGCAGGTGCATTTCCGCGATTAATCTCTTCAATTATCAGAATGTATTCCTGTGTCGGATTCCTATAGGCATCACGCATAATAGTCGTAAACGGTCCTGGCATAAACTTATATGTCACAAGGCCTTCATCATCAACATCCGGCAAAATCTGCCCAACGAAATCCGAGTATGTGTAATCTGGATGGAATACAAGGCGCTCTACATAGCTGTCAACTTTGCAATACTCATGCTCAATAGTCCAGCTTTTTCCAGACCCCGGAACACCGTACAAAAGGATATTAGTGCCAGAATTGATGCGGGACTCTTCCAGATCATCAAGTGCAATTCCCTCAGTATCTGCATCTAAATCCTCAAGGCCAATTACTTTTGTTGCATTCAAACGAAGGAGTGTGTCGACACGCTTTTGGTAATCCTCAATTTTTTCGCTGTTCGGAGTAGCAATGGTAACCGTACCATTGGAATACTGAAGATACGGATTCATTCCTTCAGACAAGAGCGACTTTAGAATGCGGAGCGGTCCCTTCGCTTCCTTATCACCATTTACATCTACGGCATCTGCTGTTTCCAACAACTTTCGATAGATGCTGTTTTGGTTAAAGATAACATCCTTGGTTCCATCTGAAAGTTTGAAAACAGCACCTTCTGAAAGAGCCGTCAGCAAGTAAATCAATGTCTTTTCGCACTCCGGATCGGCATCGACATTAAAACCAGTCCACGCCAATAGGACCCGAAGAAATGCACTTTCATTTCCACTTATGACGCTATGGATAATATCAATGTTAACAGAGTAGGTGAGTTTCTTTGGAAAACGAACTCCGCCAGTTCTCTCCGCACTTGCCGCTTTAGTAGTATCAACAAAGTTTACCTTTGCGAGTTTCCACACCAATTCAAAAGCCACCATCAAGGCTTCCATCTGTGATTTGAAGAGCTGGTTTTTATTGAGACCAGTAATCAGGTCATCTGGTGATATTCGTTCTTCCTCACAAATATCTGCCAAATAATCAATTACCCATTGCTCAAGCTGACTGGCCATTACAGTCTCGTCCGCATTCTGCTCCGAATAAATGAGTTCAGCAGGATGATCTGAACACTCCCAAAGTAATATTGCCAAGGCGAGAGTGCTTTTGACGTGCGGAAGAGATGACTTAATTCCCAGCTTCAAGTCCATCTCATCGTATGCGAGAATATTATCAGGCCTGTTCATTGTTTGCGTCCTCCTCTATGTCATTCATTATTACTTCAGCAATCGCACCTGCTAACAATGGTGGAACTGCATTGCCCACCTGTTTCATTTGCGACCCTTTATTCCCGACAAACCGAAAAGTGTCAGGAAACGATTGTATTCTTGCCGCTTCTCTTACAGTTATAGCGCGATTAAGGAATGGATGCGTGAACTTTCCAGAGGATGGTGTATCAAACCTTGTGGTAATAGTAACAGAAATCTCATCCTTCCGCATTCGTGTCCATGTCCCGCTATAGATGGATTTTGTCAAATGTTCTTCGGGCAATACTTCTTTCCCGGCGTTAGGAGGAATCATCGCTAAACGTTCCAGCGCCAATGGCGAATGCTTTGTAGCCACATGATTATGAAGCATTGTACTTCCTGCTCGAAGTTTTTTCTGGTATTCACTTTGGGGCTCATTACGATAACTCTGAGTTTCTTCACCTTCTCCAGAATTCAGATATGCTAAATCGCTTATTGCATCCCAAATCGTAACGCTAACATTTTTTGCCGCAGGTAGGTTAGGAGCTTCACCACCATGCTTCCCGATTATAACGGCCCTTCGCCTGTTTTGCGGCACACCATAATCCGATGCGTTTAGAACTCCCATTTTTAATTGATATCCCATTGAGTTGAACAGTTCTTCAATTTCTTTTCGGAAGTAGCCGCCTTCAGCTGTCAATAGGTTAGGAACGTTCTCCATCACAAAGTAGCGCGGTCGTACAAGTTCTACTACCTTTACAAAGTATTTGAACAAAAAATTCCTTTCATCATGAATAGTCTTTCTCTGTCCTTTTTGAGAGAATCCTTGGCAGGGAGGTCCCCCAATTATCACGGCAACTTTCCCCGCATAATCAGAAAATGTCTTCTGCAGATCAAGTAAAGTGATATCGCCGCAGATCATTTTCGTTCTCTTATGGTTTTCCTCATATGCCGCAGCAATCGAGGAATCATACTCGTTCGCAAGAACTACATTAAAGCCGCTGTTTTCAAATCCAAGAGACAAACCTCCAACCCCGGCAAATAAATCTATTACCTTTGGCTTCATCGTCACGCCTCCTGAATCCTTTCCTGAGCAATTTTGAAGTAGTCCTCATCCAGTTCAATTCCAATAAAGTTGCGGTCGGTTCTTTTCGCAACTACTCCCGTTGTACCGCTGCCCATAAAGGGATCGAGTACAGTGTCTTTTGGATTGGAGAGTATTTCAACAAAATGTTGAATAAGCCCCTCTGGCTTTTGGGTAGGATGCTTTCCATACTTTCGTTCACCGTTTGGGGTCACTGAAGTTTCAATAAAATCATGAAACATAGCACCTCCATTATTGAATGTGCCTGTCTTTTTTTTGTATGTAAAATAAATCCATGCTTCTGTAGAATTTACAAAATGCAAATTCATATTTCGTGGCATAGGATTTGTTTTATGCCATATTCCTGTTGTCTTGTAATAGAAGCCGTGCTTCTCTGCAAGCTGTATTATAGTTTCCACCTTAATGATTGCCATAAACATAATCATGGCACCACCTTTTCTCATTACGCGAGCAGATGCTTTGAAAAAGTCGTCCATAGATTTTGACCACTCGTCAAATTCCATGTCATCCCACCCAGCAGATCCGAAAAAATTATCTCTCATTTTCTTTAGATTTGTATCTCTATTTTTCATAAAATTTCCAAGATTATACGGAGGATCAGTGACAATCAAATCGATAGATTCTGTGTCGATTTGCTGCATCGCAGCAATACAATCTTGGTTATACATTGTTATTTCAGCCATAACAAACAGCCCTTTCCATCGCAATTTATTTCGTGGCGCTTTTTCCACTGCTTACCCATGCATCCAATTCGGAGCGTTTGAACTTCCATAAGCGCCCAATCTGATGTGCAGGAAGGTCTGCCTTTTGTTTTATCCATTTTCTTAGGGTCACTGGCTTGATGTTCAAATATTCAGCCGCATCTTCAAGACTGATGTAATTGTCATCTGTTTTTTTATTCATAGTAGTCACCTCATAAACGCTGCGCGGGTACAAAAATACACTTTAATTATAGCACAAACCCCATCGCCTTTCAAGTCCTTTTATGATATTTACTGATATTTACTGATACCTATTTTGATTCTATCGGGGTTCATCATATGGAAATCTTACTGTACATTCGAAGTGAAATTAGACAAGATTATAACCTTTTAATTTTTCCCCACCTTTTAATTATTCCAAAATCGCTACACTGCAAGGCGGACACCCCACCATATTGCCGGGCGGCAGCAGGACAACTGAACACATAAAACAAGGGCTTCCAAAGTCAGCGCATGACCTCGGAAGCCTTTATTTCAAGCCTTTTTCGGCGGCTTTTGCCCCGGAGAGGGCTTTTTCTATTGTATCAAAATCAGTAGGAACATAGATCCTTGCTGCGGTTCGGGCGGTATGTTCGTACAGAGTGCAAAGTTCATTCAGGCACACAGCGGTAAGCGTGGAGAAATCGCTGTTTATGGTCAGGAGTCCAATGCCGACACTTGGAAAATGGCAAAAATGAATATGGCTATTCGAGGTATTGACGCAGACTTCGGTCCGTATCAGGCAGATACATTTTTCAATGACCTACACAAGACCTTGAAAGCCGACTTTATTATGGCAAATCCGCCTTTCAATCTTTCCAACTGGGGACAGGAAAAGCTCAAAGACGATGTTCGTTGGAAATACGGCACACCGCCAGCCGGCAATGCCAACTATGCGTGGATTCAGCATATGATACACCACCTTGCGCCGAATGGAAAAATCGGTCTTGTACTTGCAAACGGTGCGTTGTCCTCTCAGTCCAGCGGCGAGGGAGAAATCAGAAAGAACATTATTCAGGCTGACCTTGTGGAAGGAATTGTTGCTTTGCCGACGCAGCTCTTTTACAGCGTTACCATTCCTGTTACGCTTTGGTTTATTACCAAGAACAAAAAGCAAAAAGGCAAAACCTTGTTTATCGACGCTCGCAAAATGGGTTATATGGTTGACCGCAAGCACAGAGATTTTACCGATGATGATATTCAGAAGTTGGCAGATACATTTACCGCTTTCCAAGAAGGTACGCTTGAAGATGTCAAAGGCTTCTGTGCGGTTGCCGACCTTCAGGAAATCGAAAAGCAGGACTTCATTTTGACACCGGGCAGATATGTGGGTATTGAAGAAGTCGAGGACGACGGCGAACCGTTTGAAGAAAAGATGACTCGCCTTACTTCTGAGCTTTCGGAGATGTTTGCCAAGTCTCACGAACTGGAGGACGAAATCCGCAAGAAACTGGGGGCGATTGGGTATGAAGTGTAA